GATTGCTTTTTAAGATCAGCAAAAGACATTCGGATTACCTCGGATTTTGTTGGATGTGTCGGATTGACTTAGATATTATAACAACGTTGCCCTCAGGCGTCAATATAGTCCTTGAGAGATTGGACAGTTTGTTCCATGGTGGAAAAAAGAATACTCATATCAGTTCCTGGTGGAAATCCCATCAGAACTACAGATTTTTTTAAATTTTCTTTCATTTCAATAGCAGCAGGATCATCAGAAAGAGATAATCTCGTATACATGACCCTTTGTTTTTCAAGAAGTTCGATCATCATATCAATATGCTCTAACTTCTCTTCATTACTCATCATCCCAAAAGATGATGCATCGGAATATAATCCTTCTTGAAGATCATTGATTTTAGTTAATTCTTCCTGAATAATTTCAGAATTAAAAAATTCACTCATTTACAATTTTCCTCAGAAGTTTTTTGTAATGGAACACATCAATATTTAGAAAGGGTAAATATTTTTTGATTTTTAAACTGACGGTTTCCCATACAGGATCATCAAGTTTTTTGTCAAATTTTTCACGAAAAGAAAAAATTTTTTCGCAAATAACAACATTTTCAATACTTACTTCACCTGCCAAATATTTTTTTAGAATTAGTGGATGTCCTTTGGAGCAATTGAAAACATTCTCTAATTTGTTTTCCGATAACAATTCGTTCATTTGTTCTTTGAACAAGTAACTCAAACTCTGTTGTCGTTTCATCCACTCGGCGTAGTTTCTTTCTCCAGAATTGATAATTTCTCCAATCCATAGGTTTTGTGGGTTATCGGATGAAATAAAATTTGATACAAGGAATTGAACGACTTCTTGATCAGAGTACTTTCTGGAAGTCTTTTCAAACCAATACTTATCTTTCCTCTTATTAAAAGACGTTATGGTAGCTCGTGTTTTAGCACCATAACGAAAGAAGTCGTATTTCGGATTTGTGAAGTGATTTTTGAGTGACAAATAATGTTGATAGGTTTCAAAGGGAGTCACGGTCATAGAGGAAGTTTTGCTCTCGATGTTTTTTTCATAAAATTAAGTTGAGTCGCATCCCACTTTAATTTTTCTTTCAGTGGTTTTGACACCAACTTTGTCACAGATTCTATCTCAAGTTCATTGATTTCGCAATAATGTACTATTGCATCGATATAATTAATTTTTTCTGTGGCAACAATGTTTTCAATCTCCATTGCAAATTTTGATGGAGTTAAAAATTTTTTTTCAATTACTTTTTCTAATTCATTATTCGTTTCCATAGAGCTCCAATTTATCTCCAACAAACTTTCTAATGTATTGGGTAAGAAGTTTAATGTATTTTGATTTGTCTCGTTCTTGATAGACGACGCATTCTCCATTTTCGCAAGCCATAATAATTACAAGTTTTTTGACTGAAATACCAGTCAGTTCGTACAGCATACAGCCATATGCCATACACTGTACAAAATAGTGATCGATCCACTCTCGTGGTTTTGGTTTCTTGGACGTTTTGAAATCAATTATTGCTAGTTCACCTTCATGTTCGGCAATACAATCAACCGTTCCAGCAATACCAAGTTGCTTACTATATAGGGAACTTTCCAGAGCATGAATATTATCAATCTTGTTCAATTCTGGTTTAGAAATTTTAAAAAGAAACTCTGAAATGGGTTGAACATTTGGAATACTTTCATTCTTCAGATGATGTTCCACAAGAGTATGCATGTCCGTACCACGACTTGTTGCCTTTTTCGTGATACGATCAGCCTCTTCATTACCAACTTTTTTACGCCATTTGACAAAAATCTCCTTATTAAAATGACTGGTCACCGAAGTGATGGAGACCAGTCGAAGTAGATCTTCTTCATCCGGAACGGAGTAATACCTTACCCCATCAATTGTCTCCCTCTCAAGATGAGGAAAATCAATATCAACATGATTAAACATCAAAAACCTGCTTCCATTTTTGCAACGATATACTCTTTGACCAATCCAGAACGGACAATGTCATCAACATCAAATTCAATTATACCAAATGATTCCATTTTTCTCAAGATGTTCATAAAGTCAACAATACCATTTCTCTCATTTGACTTATTTAAATCAGATTGTCTAGCATCACCACAGAAACAAATTTTGGTATTCTCACCAACACGGGTAATAATACTATCGAGTTCGTGGAAGTTGAGATTTTGGAACTCATCAACAATCACAATGGCATTATCAAGTGTTGTTCCACGAAGAAATGATGTGCTCCAAAACTTGATTGTATCCTGAGATTTGAGATTACCATAAAGCATCTCAAAATCGGCATCACTAGGCATCTGGAACATATACTTCACCATATTCTTGTAGGGAATTTGGTAAATATCTGCCTTATCATCATGATCTCCGGGAAGAAAACCAATCTCTCTGGTTGCCACAAGAGAACGAACAAGATAAATTTTTTCATATGGAGTATTCTCAGAGAGAACATCAATCAGTGCATTATACAATGTAATAAAAGTCTTACCTGTTCCTGCACATCCATATGCCACAATATGTTTTCCTTCACGATAGGAATCAAACAGTTTCTTTTGGTTTTCAGAAAGAGGTTCGATATCTATAAGATATTCTTGACTCAGTGGTTTCTTACGCTTCATCTGCTTTGCAGTGAGTCCAACCCCAATGGGTTGCTCTACAGATGAACTTCTTTTTCTTCTTGCCATATCAAATTTTCTTTATAGTTGAACCGGGAGTTTTTTTAACTTTATTCAATACTTCATTCCAACCAGGATTCTTCTTGCGAAGTTTATCCTTCCATTCACCAACTTCACCAAAAGATGGTGAATTTTCAGGAGTATAGTATCTTTCCCATTCAGGATTGTCTTCTCTCCACTGATCCCAGTCATGAACGCTCATTACAATATCTTTCGTTTCACCAGTTTCTTTATGTTTTACAGGATATGTTGCCATTGTTATGAATTCAATATAACGTATTTAGATCCACTCCAGTGCCTCTGAAACGGACGGGAACTGTTCTTTGAACACTTCCTTACATGCCAGTGCAATGTCCATGTGCTCCTTCTGAGTGCCGTTTGCAGACCTCAAATTGATATAATGAATCCATGATCGACATGACCCTGTCATATAGATTTTTGTGCCCACACAGAGTGGAAGCACATTTCTTGCACACTCCTTTGCTACACCCCTTTCAAGCATTTGTTGATACAATGCCATAGACGAATCAAACAAAGTTTGCATCTGTAGTTCTAAATTTTGAACTACAGATGGATCAAGATCATCAATAGAGTTCTGACGATTTTTAGTGTCCTGCCGACGAAGTTCTGGAAGTTTAATTTTTTCACCCAAAAGTGAAGAATCGGCATATCTTTGAGAAAATTCTTGATATGTGAAACTACGGTGACGCAGTATTTGAGCTGCGATTGCTCTTGTAGTTTCAATTTCCAAAGTCATATAACTCTGTTCAAACACACTCCAGTGATTGTGTTTGATGCAATATTTAAGAAGTCCAGAATACTTTTCATTATTCTGATTTGATGGGTTACTCACACGAGCAACATATGCCATCGTTTTCTCCGCATCAGGAGTAATACTAATAAGTTGTACTGTCATAAGTCTTTAGTCTGGATATCCATCATCATCATTAAAAATTTCATCATAATCTCCATATTTAGATTCTGGAGGATCGTCAAAATTTTCTCTCTTATCGATATAAGCATTAGCATCTGAATAAACTTCTGCCTTAAGAGAGTCAACCAATAGTTCTAAATTTTTAACTATCAATTTAAGTCTTTCTTTTTCCATAAAGATAAAATATTACTCGTACATTTTACATAAAAAAAGGAGGGTAGTCAACCCCCCGCATCAAGTAGAATTCTACAGATTTTTTTACATTTTGACTGGTCTTCATCGCATTCAATTAAACAATCGAAGTAATCATTTACCAGATCCAATTCTTCATTGCATCTGTCTAGTGTTTTCTCGAAATGATTCCATTCTGCTAATTGATTGCGAGATAATCGATCATGCATTTCATCTCCCGCAATTTAATTTTACACCATAACGAATTTGAAATTTTCAATGCATATGCATTTCCCTAATTCTATATTATATAGTGCAGTTTGTGTTAATTCACTAACATTTGTGTCTTTGTTACTTAAGTACAAAAAAAGAGAGGTTTGTTAACCTCTCTCAGTATTTCACTTTGTATAAGTACGACCACGATAACAGAAAGTGCCGTGAGTTTCCTCACCTGCCTCATGTACTTTACATTCCACACCACGATACTTAGTGATATGAATTTGTGCATTGTGCAGAGCAGCCTGCTTCTCGATTTGGTTCTTGATGAGTGTAAGTGTGTTCATGATAGACTCCTAAAAGAATGGAAAGTTAACCTTCTCAGCTTTCGCTGGATCCGTTTTCCCGTTCCTTCAGTCGTTTGCGTCCCATTTACAATGAGGTGT